CCTTATTCATGAATGGGCGTCACTGGAAAATCTTCTTTATGCTCACGACACAGTACTGTATGGATCTTCCACCTGGGCTCCGAACGAATGTGGATTATGTGTTTTGTCTCAGGGAGAATGTGATTCAGAATCGTGAAAAGTTGTACAAATCCTTCTTTGGGGTTTTTCCAACGTTTCACGTGTTTCAACAGGTTATGGATGCGTGCACTGAAAATTTTGAGTGCCTGGTACTCGACAACACAAGTAGGTCAAATAGTCTAGAAGATTGTGTCTTTTATTACAAGGCGCACCTGCGTCCACCCTTCCGCATGGGGTCAGAGAGTTGGTGGTCGTACCACTCTAAGAATTACAATCCAAAGTATGGGTTAAAGCCGACCGGTGTGGCTCCTAAGAAACGTGGTGTGATTGTGCATGTACAAAAGTCTTGAAAATAAGTAGAATGTCAGATCCTGTACTTGAAACGATCAGGGATGAGCTTGATGGGTGTGTGAGTCTTGATGTGGAGGAAAAAAATGTTGAAGAATCACAAGAAACGATGGAGTTTTCAACACCCATTTCAGATATCCTTGAGTCACCCGTCCCCCCACAGATGAAATCATTCATGGCACCGGAGGATACACCTATACAAAAGAAAACATCAGGGCCTCAGTACCCTCTTGGGCTCAAGAAGGATCAGATAGAGGCTCTCATCGCTGGTCTCGCGGGTGTCATAGGGTTTTCTGATCCGGTTCAGAATAAGCTTATTGACATGTTCCCTCAGATGCTCTCAGACTCTGGGAAGCTCTCCATGTTCGGTATGGCAATCGTCCTTGTGATTGTCGCGGTCATCTTTTATTTTGGTCGTCGTTTCATCATGAAGAGTCTGTAATGCTCTTCCCACAATATGGTTTAGCCGTAAAAGGGGTATAGAACCCCTCTTGTATAGCAATTTTTCGTAAATCGTTGTACGTGTTCCAAAATGAGTTTGAGTGGTCGTATTCGGTCACTCCTGAATGTGCAAGTTCATGGAGCAAAATGTGGAATGTATCATTGGGGTCGTGGCCGTCAAGGCACACGAAAATCTCCCCACCCTTTGATACATTTGTACCAATGTCAGAGGGTTCGTATGTTCCAGTGAGTATGGATGGGGACCTGAGCGCACTGTATTTTTCTGGGAGTTTTCCGAGAAAGGTGTAATAACGCTCCTTGAGGTGTTCTATACGGGGATCATTCCGTGTCACAAAGATGATGTACACAAATATCACGATGAGCAGGATGACCCACTTCATTATCTATTACATTCAAATACAAATTTTGAATAAACGTCAGAGTATGTCCCGGTGTGGAATGACACAAAGGGTTCCCATGTGCAGAGTGTAAATCCAATCTTTTCAAGTTCCATGATGAGAATCTCTCTGTAACAGACTGGTTCGGGCACGGGTCCATCCTTGTAGTATGGGGCCCCCGGGACACAGAATGATATAGAGTCCCCAAAGTCTCCAGTGAATGGTCCATCCTTTGTAAAATATTCTGGGAGATTGCGAGTCATGAGTTCCTCTGAATCTGGTACGACCCCCATGAGTATCGTGCCCTTTGCGCTCCTTTTTTCGATACATCCGAGTGTTTTTCGAAAGAGACTCTCGGATGCAAAGATGTACTGGAGTGAAAAGTTGTAACAAATGAAATCATAGATTCTCTCCGGTGACGCTGATATGTCCCCTATGAAAAACTTTGGCCTCTGCGTGTCCGGAATGCTCTTCGCACGCGTGAGTGCCGTCTTGATTGATTTTACATCTGGGTCACATGCGGTCACGATGGTACCCTGAGGCCATTTGAAAATGTCCCCGCCGCACCCGCATCCAACGTCGAGAACATGTGACCCAGAGGGGATATACTGTTGGATAAATTCCCGCTTCATTGAATTGTGTAGTTTGCGTATATTCATGTCAAAAGTCATTTAAAGTATATGTGCCTCTAGATTTTAAATGGCTTCACTTGAGCAAGATTACACGAGTGTACCTGGTCAGCTGTATGCTCTCATTTCACTCGTTGGCCCGGATATGCCCCAGAAGAATGATAAATTCGGTCTGAAGATTCGTGGGTGCTTCTCTTCACATGAAGAGGCTTCCTCGTATGCAAAGAGGCTTCAGCGTGAGGATGCGACGTTTGATATTTATGTTGTGGACATGTACAAGTGGCTTCTGATTCCACCAGACCGTGACCAGATTGAGAATGTGCATTACGCGGAGGAGAAGCTTGAGGAGATTATGACCAAGTACAAGGAGAATCAGACACAGGCAAAGATTCTATTTGAGAAGCGGAAGAAGGATATGATTGAAAAGACAACATACATTGACCCATCAGACGAGAATTCCAAGTATTATACCCGTCCAGATGAGCCTCCAATCTCTCACCCTGCGGATGTCGTTGAGCGACTACGCAAGGAGAACCCAGACAAGTCTGTGGAGCAGCTGGTCAAGGAGGCGAATGAAATCATTGAGCAGGAAATGAAGGAGCGTCAGGAGTGGCGTCTCAGGAATTCTAGCGCAGAACCACAGGATTCATCGCCTTCCCTAGAAGCAGCCCAATAACAAATACGATGAAAATCATAATGACAAGGTTCCTATCAATCATATGTGGTGAAGGTTTCTCTGTGGGTGCTTGAAAGTATTGAGAATAATCGTCACGGAGTTGAGGTAGAGATGGTGGTTGTGGGACTGGAGATGTATGAAAATACTCTTCGTCAGGTGTCATCGGTCTCTGGACCCGACTCGTCGTCGCTTCCATTCTGATCGGTGTGAATACTATTTTTCTCGTCATCTTCCGCGTCACTGTCAATAATAAATCCCTTTAGGTTTCCCTCATCATCTGCATCACTCTCAGATGTCAGTTCATCACTTTCATATGAAATTTCTGAACTGACATCCGAATTGACATCAGACGCGGATTCGTCATCTTCAAATTCAACTGGGTCTGGCTCAAATCGTTCTGGTTTCTTCACAACTCTCCCAAAGCGTGTTGTGTACATTTATATGTCAACGCCTATGAGCTTTAACTTTCTTCCTTTGAATCCCTTGCAATCCTCATCATAACATTTCTGGTGAATGGTTTTATTTTCAATGACAAAGTAGACGTGATTTGACTTGTGTTCCCTGTGGATCCGTTCACAGTACCGTGAATCTGTCCGGACGATACCCTTTGTATCAATCTTGAGTACACGAGTAGAGGATTGGCCCTCCATGTACCGCCTGATGAACGTCTCCAATCCCTGTGTGTCCTTTTCAGACTCTGATCCTGAACTATTCTCTGTAATCTGAAATGGCGTTCGGATTGAAAACAACTTGAGTGTCTCAATACATGGGGTCTTGTCCATAATCTTTTTTGATACGGTGTCATAAAAAGGTACATACATCGGTCCATCCCCGCGTTTAAACGACCACAACAGTCTGAGACCAGAGCCCTTGTAGACGCTCTCATCCACATGGGGCTTTAGATGATTTGGGACATTTTGAATCAATTCACACGCCCTCTTCCGTGAGACGATACATTCGGGCCAGTGAAGATGCATTCCGGTCTTGATTTTTGTTCCCTTCTTCGTCGGCACACTGACTGCACACAAGCATCTACCTGGGATGCACGCATTCATTTCGTGTACGATGGAAATGATTTCACTCTCCGTAAGCGGTGAATCCGCGACGTAATCAATATCCATGAAGAAGCGAAAGAGGGGGGATTTCAACTCAACCAAGTACAGTTTTTGACCACTCTGGACTTGGTTGATGTATGTGCTCATGAAGAGTTCAGTCTCATCATTTGGGACGCGGAGGGAAGGTCCCCCATTCATATTCAAATGTGTTGCATGTTTCTTTGTGACCCATCGCTCAATCATTCTTTTACTTTACAAGTTGTTTCCTTTTAATGGATGATCCTATGACGTTTCCGAGATCCTTGTCCGACTCTGAACTTTCCTCTCTGCTTTCTTCCAACAGACTGCACAGGTGGTACTTTGTGAGTGTTTTGAGGTACTCTGCACTCTTCCCGGTGCGCTGAACCAGGGTCTCTATAATTTGCTCCTTTGTGCGAGTCATCTTACGTGTGATGGAGAGTAAAATTTCTCACATTCTCAACATCCAGAGCTTTGTAAAAGTCTTTATTCTGAATCACATTCTCAAGTACAAAGCGCCAGAGAGTCGGGCACTCGCGAATCTCCCGTAGATTCAGAAATTTCATAGAGTCATTCTCGTCATAGTTTTTTCGGAACGCAACCTTATTCGTATCCATCTTTTCTTTTTCAACGTTGAAGCGGGTGACGAGTTCGTCCAGTTTCTCTTGGTGTACAGGGACATGAAACACATAGACGTGATAGATGGATGTTTCTATCGGGTCAAAGTGTGCATTGAAGCGAAAGTAATTGTACTTTCCGCTCCGTAGATTCACTGTCCCCCGAGTCTCCTCTTCCAATTCCCTGACGGCACACTTTATCGGGTTGTACACCTCGTGACTCTTGCACCCACCGGTCACGAATGTCCACTCCCTGTGCCTCTTGTCGTGCACGACGAGAAATTTCACCTCTTGTCCGGTATCAAACACAGGTATCGCCATAGCTTTATGGTTCATCCTTATTTACACGTGAGAAGATTTACGAAGAATAAAGAAGTGCACCCATTCCGGATCTTATCCGGAGTACATTGTAGTTTACTGCGTATATAAACTGTGAGCGTGGAATGTCTACGATATTTGATGTATTTCCGGCACCACCGATGGTATTGGATGTGCTTGTGATGAGTCTGAAGGTGTCTATACGTGAAAAATTGAGCGTCCCGGTGGGTTGGAGTTTAGACGTGTCCAGGCAGAAGGGGATGAGGGCGATCGGGTTGTTCTGTGGGTACACAGCCGGGTCCCATCCGAGAGATGTGTGGTAGTACGGGTTCACCTGTGAAAAGTGGACGAGGGGCTTTTCAACACCAATATCCACACCATTCACCTGAAGTTTGAGTGTCTGTCTGGGGTCAAGGTACCGCACACATGGGAATGCTATAAACTTGACTGGGTGATTGAATACGATATCCTGGTAATAATTTGGCTGTGCCACGACCCGCTGAACCTGCTGTATCAGAAGGTCCACGGGCTTCTCCGCAAAGAATTTACGTTCGTCGCCATCGAGGTACACAAAGTTGGAAAAGAGCCTAAACTCAACACTTGAGGAGAGTGAGTAGTTTGAGGCCCATGTAATTTGCAGTTCCACGTCGTGGTAGCTCAGAGACACAAGGGGGATGGCTGACTGGAACTCTTTGCAAAAGAAGAATTGGAATGGCAGAAAGTGCAGGCTTCCATTGGTAAACCTGGTTGAAATGGTGGATGACATGAATGATGGTGCGATTGTGTTTGAGAAAAAGACATCCTGGGTATCAATAACCTGCCCACCGATGAGTAGTTCAACCTTGTTTATGATGTTGCCCCAGCCGTTATAATCAGATGAGGGCTTAATGAGACCTCCTGGGCTCACAGAGTTGTCTTTAATCATGAGGTACGTGTATCCGAGGAGGTCACCCTTCTTCTCAAACCGCACGGTGCTCACACCACCAGAGGATGGAGACCCCTGAAGAAGCTGAAGTTCATTTGACATGGCAAATTGCGTGTGACGTTTGAAATTTGAGCGAAAGAAGGAAACCTCTGGGTTCCCTGTGAGGTGAACATCCTGAATACCAGTAGCGACGAGTTGAACCACACCCCCAGACATTTATTCTTTGCCCAGGAAAAAATTGTACGGATTGTCTGTCAATTGATTCTTTGCAGTGTCAAGTGTATCAATATTTGGATTTTCATTCCCCTTGAATTGATTGGTTTCCTGGATACCAATGTCACCGTAAACTAGATTGGTCATTCCACCGTGGTTCACAGGGACACTATTGTCATCAATACGCACACTGGTGACCATACCACCTGCATTCAGTGGACCGTCGCGTACATTCATAGAGCCGGGGTTCCCTGGCCTATCCGGGTTTGAGCGATTGTCACGGGTGTGGAGAAGTTGGCTCTGTTTTGTCACCTTGTACCCGTCATTCAATTTCCAGGTTGGTCTCTCAACATATGATTGATACGTCTCTCTCGTCACGTGACGGGAACCACGTACATCAATTGGCCTCCCTGGTGGAGCAGTCTTTATGACTTTATTGGGCCCACCAGTTATCACTGAGTACTCCTTCTCTGGACGATTCTTTTGTACAATTGATGGGAGAGCTTGTTCACTGACGAGTGCACCCGGTGGTGCAACGAAGCGACCTGGGAGCTGAGTCAGTCTGTGTTCATTCGTATTGGTTGGAAGTACCCGAAAGAGTTGCTGATACCCACCATACGCGGGGACATTTGGCCCCACCCCCATACCTGGACCTACACGGGTCCAGGGATTTGGGTTGAGATTATTCATTTTATTCGTGACATACTCGCGTGATGAAATGTCATACACTGGGGCACCAGTCGTGTACCTGGACCCAGAATCCGTAATGTCTGCGAGATTTCTGTTTTCAATCTTACTAAAGAATGATTTATTCCCGATGTTCCTCTGCTGTATATCGTAAACATCTGAGGTGTTGAATTTCGCCGTTTCCTTCTCACGGCGTGTTGTTGTATTGTAATCATACGTTTCAGTCTCTGGCTCACTCGTCTCCTTTGTCACACTCTGCCCCACGAACGCCAGTCCTATGAGTGCGGCAATTGCGAGGCTCATTCTTATATCTCACGAAGAGTTTTTTCCTTCAAAGTGTCGCTGAATCAAAAGAGCATTCTGTACAACCGCACGTGTACTCATGGGTATCACACCCTCAGATGCGTACGTTATATTCGGGACATTCTCAAGCATCGGAAAGTCAAATGCTTCAGATGTCCACCCACGGGTAAACGCCTTGGTTGTCATGGGACGAATAGCACTTTCACCATCTGCCCTCTCAATGAGGGTTGTCTGTATCACTGGAGTACCCAACTGAAACTTTTCAGTTGTTTGTGGAATATTCATTCTTAGTATACTCTATTAAAAAAATGTTGGACCAGCACGCATGGCTGAGCGCTGGGGGTGATCTGCGAAACGTGGGTTTGCGTCGGCGATGCACGCCCCTTGGTCCTGGCGACAGAATGGAACCTTCTTCCCACCATACACAAAGTCAATGTACGAATCCAAGTCGTTCGTGGGCACAGTGAACCAGGGCCTCTCTGCGTTTCGCTTGTCTGACGTAAACGCCATGTTGGCCCAGACCTGTGCATCCTTTGGCTTGTAGCACTTTTCGTACCCCAGATTCCCAAGTGGATCATCTGGGTTGAATGCTGAGCACGGGTAGTCGGCCACACTCGGGTCCTTTGTCACACTATTCGCATAATAGTACACCGCGGCGAATATGATTGCACCAACCACGAGGATTCTCACATTCCGTTTGATGATAAATGCAATAATTGTACCGTACACTATAAAGCGAG